GTGAGTCTCTTCAAAATCCGCCTTTTGGGCGGTAGGTTACTAAAAAGCAACCTTTCGTAGAGAAATGACATTGCTGTCACGCAGAACCCACTCATTACGAGTGCTTTCCGGGGGGATTGTTCTCACATCACCCTGTGCATAGCAACACTGTTGTTCGTGCTCTTGCCTTGACATCCCTAGGAGGGTTGCCAAGACGAGGCTCCAGCCTGAACTTACGTATATAGTACTTCTGTGTGGTAACCGTTTCAGCTCGCGCCGAGACGTACCACGTACTACTACGTTAATTTTGGCGGGTCTCACTGTAATTAAGTATATCTCGCGTCTTTGCAGATGCTTGTTATACTTGACAGGGTGACCCTGAGGATTAGTCCGATCATCAGATGGGATACAGCCTGAAGAGGCTATTTCCTCTGCATCAGTATCATGCTCACAATATATTTCTGGTAGTCCGGATGGAATACCAGATTTTATGTGTTGCCGTATACTGTCGTACACATCCTCGTATGCCGATATCTTATAACGTCGGATCAACCGACTAAATAAGTCAGCATAGCGGAGCACTGATGTGACATCGTTTGTAAGTGATGTTGGTAGAGGTGGCTTTTTACAGCGAACTATACTAACATCATACCCGGCATAATAATCGCCACCACAAGATTCGCGAAAGCGACCTAAATGGAACGATTTATTGCGGTTTACTTTGAGGCCAATGGCTTCAAGTAGGGAAGCGAGAGCTGTAAAGTCCTCGTTCTTACATATGATGTCATCACCATAAACACTAACACGCGTACTGCCCTTACGGCCAGTATACTTGTTAATGCATATGGTCACAGCTTTAGCCAATGCCCAGAAACAGATTGTCTGTACTGGGAAACATGTTGGTGAGCCCATCGGCGCATAACACGAATAACTAACGGTTTCTCCTCTAAAGGTAGTTCCGCTAGCACATGTGGCTAACAAAGGAAATAGCACATTCTCTGGAAATAAGTAGATTACGATATCTCTGAGTAGAGAATCGGAAGCATCTGAAAGGTCCATGGTGGCCCAATCAGATGTCAATGAACCGTCACGAGCTAAAAGCTTGTTACGATCTTGATTACTTATATCCATCTCGTGTGCATATTCCTGCGACTTCATCCTTTCCTCTAGTAGGCCTCGCATTGCTTGGCCAAAATACATGAGTGTCGGATGAATTTTCGATATTCCTCGTACCTTAGTAGTATCCTTGGATACAAAGGTAGCACAATCGAGGAACTCGTCTCTCTCGGGCATAGCCTGAAGCTTGTAATACTCATCAGTAAGATGTGTCTTACCAGCAAACAGGTAGTCACTATATGAGAAATACTCATCTAACGACTTGCTGTACACATGTCTGTGTACATCATAACGTTGTGGTGTCAGCGCCTTAATGGCAGCGGCACCAGAACCATGCACGGGAGACACGTCACTAACATCGGAATTAGCTAACATGCGATAGACTAGTTGCCTAGCTTCACGCATCACGACACGGAGGGGTATTTTATATCCCTCTAGTGTCAAATTAACCTCTGAATCGAAAACTCGATTGAGGTCAACGTTGGCAATCCTGGCTTGATTGTCCTTAAAAGACAGCCAAGCCGTAGCAACGTGGGTCGGATTAATCTGACCGAAATCGCACTTACCATGCGCCAACGTTAGTTGACGTATCGTAAGAACTGCTTCTGCTATGAGTTTAACGTCACACGATTCTTTCAGTCTACATTCTTCGTCAAATATGACGTTGAACGCATTCTGAAGGAAACACGGACGGCCATTCGACCTCTGGTTTTTAAAGCCAGGCGGCGTGACCCATACACCTGTCTCTAAGGATTGCTCAAGAGCTTTCCCCAAAGATGGAAGATGTACACACAGGAATGGCAAACCCTCTGCGTATGCACGTTTCCGTAGGATCTTACGATCCATATCGTCAACATACATACACATTGGGCTTGTGCGGGTAGACAGCATTGTAAATGCCAATAGGCTTTTCAGGTTTGGTTCTTTCATGAATCTAATCTCCTAAAGCCAACCATTCCAACTATCAACAGGAATGATAACCCACATATGACCTATACCGTAGGATTACTTAGTAGGATCTTTCTTACGAAAGATCAAACCAACAAGGACCACGATGACACCGATAGCTGATGAGGCTACCGGGTTATCACGGAACATGTTGTACAAGCAATCCAGAACAGTAATTATGGTTGTCT